ATTTTAATGAATCTACTTCAGCTTGCCAGTAGTCTATAGCTCCGTTGGTAATCCACTCTCCATCAACACCTTTACATCTTTCATTGGGAGCTCTAAGAACAGGCTGCCCATATATATCTATAAAACCCTCCATGTTCATTTCCATAGGAATAAACAAAGAATACATACCGCTCTTAGTTTGTCCGTTGGCGTTTCTTGTAGTTACATCAGAGTCTTCGTAAAGCTTCTTAAAATTACTACCACCCTTATCTAAAGCATTTGAAGTAGAACCCATCAAACACTTACCTATTATCTTACTACCTAACCTCAAACAAGTTTTAGTAACCCTCCAGTTGTTAAGTATATTATTTGGTTTTATCCACTTACCACTTTCATCATGGACTAACAACATAAGCTTTTCACCATCATAGGAGTTGTCATCTGTATTCTTCCAGTCAATAGTGGTGTCAAGACCTGTAAGCTCTTCATCAACACTATCGTACATATTTTTCTTTGTTATCTTAGACGCTGGTATCCTAAAGGCTAGTTCAGTCTTTGGTTTATCCATACCGTCTTGTATGGGCTTAAAAAAGAACGGAAGTCTATTAGATATAGGAACTACTTTATCTGTAAACATTTTTTTAGAATCCGCTCCCGTCTTTGACAGTATACCTACCCTAGAATCTTTTGCTAGTGTTCCTGCGTTTACACACTCTGAAGAGCCCATAAACGAAAACCCTGAACGTCTAATCTTCAAGTATATCATTCCAAACGCTCGCTTATCTGCTTTACACGCTTCCCAAAAAATATAAAATATCCTGTTAGCTTCTCTGTAGTCTGGATATCCAACATCAATTGCTGACCATTGTAAATACATATAATGTGAGCCAGTAATGTAAGTTGGCTTACCATTATTCATAAACCAATGCCCCTCTTCTCTGCTGTCAAACTCAGACTCAATATAATCTACCCACTTTGATTTAAATGGAGTTGGCATTTCGTTCCACTGAAATATAGAGTATATCCTAGATAGTTCTTTGGGAAGTTCTTGTCTTTCCCAATACTGCTCTGATTTAGTTTTAGACCTTGAGAAACAATTTTTAGGAGTTACAGGTAAACCTATCCTCAGCCCTGATATTTCCACAACATCTCCGAGCGTACCATTTTTAGAAATACAAACAAAATCATATTTATCATTATATCCATACTCCCAGGTCTTGGCTCTATTTTTATTAGCCAATACACCTTTTGGTATGTATCCATCTAAAACTTTATAGATACTACTTTGAGCGTCTTTCTGCAAATCCTTGTTTTGTTTCAACTTTAGCGTCTGTGTTATTTGATAAGTTTATATTTTCCTGCTCCTGGTCTATCTTGTTTAATATATCAAAAGCATCAAATACAGCTAACTTCTTTGTTGCTGCTGCGTTCTTTAATCTATCTGCCGCCAGTTCATCTTCTGGGTCGTGCTTAATAATATCTTCCTTAGCAACCTTAATAAGCTGTTCTACAGCCTTTCTTCCTGCTTCAATTATTTTTTTCTTTAGTTCTTCTGATTTCATTTTGTTTTATTGCATTATCTAAATGAGCTTCTTCCCAGTGCATTCTATAATCATAACCACCAGTAAATGTTTCCTCGCACTGACTACATTTTATAGTATGCTTCATAAACACATTGTAATGTGGTGGTCATACATTCTATATAGCTTCTGCCCATCTACATTAAATTCATATTCAGTATCTGGCTTAAATGTAACTAGGTCGCCTTCTTTTATACCATACTCTTGTAATGTTTTATTTATGTATTTGATTTTACCCATGAGCGGCTCTTCGGCAAAAGGCTTGTGTATATAAGATTCAGTAACTGGCACTGGCTCTACAAAACAATACTTATCGTGGCAATGCCATTTATTGTTTTTATTGTACATATAAAACTGCTGATTGTCTACAAAAAACAAATCATCCATAAAAAAACTTTTACCGCTCTTCTGCCTACCCTTCATGTCGTTGTAAAACTTAAATACATTATGATGTACTAAAAGAACATCTCCTGGCTCTATATCTCCATTGTATCCTAAAGGAGTAGAAACAACAATAGCCTCTCTGTTAGAAGCTATATGGTTTTCTTCTGAGGTGCTAGTTATAAAATCTACACCTCCTATTTCTTTTGAGTTGTTATATCTTTTACCCTTTGTGGGTTTTACTATAAAATAAAAAGGTGACCTCATTAAAAGTTTATATTATATTCTACGGAGATAGGCATAGTTGAATTAAACTCTTTCCATAAAAATATTTCATCTGCTTTTTGAATCCATATTTTTATTGAGCCTTTCTGCTCGTCTTCTTTTATTAAATGAATGCTGTGTGAACCTCCAAGTATTTCTTGTCCTACAATATAGTGCATTGCGCTAGACTTATAGTCTGGACCTATTGATATCTTTCTAATCTGCATTGTATTAAATTTATTAATACAAATATAACGATTATTTGCCTGGAAGTTTTACTCCTATCTTATCTGCCGTTCTCGCTCCGAAGTATCCGCAAAGGACCCATGTGAGAAGAGAAGCTGTATCAGATGTTTCAAGTCCCATATACCATCCGCCTACATACGCTCCGACTAATACAACTAAAGTTAGTGGTCTCACATTACGAGCAAGCCAGCTCTGGCTTCCAGAGTCTGCGACCCAACGTCTAGTTACACCATCTATCTCTGCTCGCTCGAGTTTAAGCTTTTCAAGAGCTATTCTCTTGTCACCTTCACTTAGTTCTTGATTTCCGCTAATAAGCTCTGATATGACATTACCGGGTAGTATAGCGTCACCAACAATACCTAGTATTGAAGGCGCTTTCTCGATAAGAAACTTTCCTACGCCCGTTTCTTTAAATGGTTTTTTACTCTTGCTCATATCACTCGATATGAAGTTTTACCATTTATTCGTTCTGCTCTAAGGCAGCGTTTTCTATTTTCATCTGGGTGGACATAGCTCACATGAATCCAATCTGGATTAGTGTCATTACCAAACTCCCATATGAGCTGGTCAAAGCTTAGATTTTCTTTTATGTATTTATACATCTCAGCATTTGTTTTATGTCCAAGTGTATCATCAAGGTCAATTGCTCTACCTTGGCAATGTTGCGAGCGTGAACTTCCACCGATAGCTCGGTTTAAATCTTCACATCTATAAAAACTATTGATTCTTATAGGTCCACCTACATATTTTCTAAGAGGCTCGAAAACATTATAAGCAACGCCAACCATATTAGTAACTTCATAATCTCCTGGTGTATTGTTAATTCCTAATCGGGCAGCAGTATTGGATTTAGTTCCTTCTCTATAAGATATATGCTCACTTATTCTTTCCATACATTAAGTACCATTTGTGGACTGTGTATCCAATTGATACTAAAAGTAATAAAATTTTTAGTATTACGTCTATCTGCGTCATAGAAACTCCTAAAACCACACTGTTTATTCCCAATATTTTTATATCGTTAATTGACATTGCTGTTTGGTTTAACTATGTGGTACACCACATTAATATCTAAAAGTGCGCTATTTGTTTGTATATATTCCATTTTATGCGATTGCTAAATAGATGTAGGTTTCTCCACTACCATTCCATCCTGAATTACTTGTTGATAATTGAAACCCATCGCTTAAAAAACTAAATCTACCTGCATATGTAGTGTCAGCATTAGATAAGTTAGGAAACAATACAATATTATTTCCTCTTGAAGTATCGTATATCATCCAATTATCTGATAAGGATGTCGGTTTAAGTATTACAAATCTTGGAGCAAATCCTGTTGTAACTGATAATGTCCCTCCATTCCCTGTATAACTCCCCACCTTCTGATAACCTGTTACAGAGTGGAAGCAGTAGGCGATGTAAGTTGAACCACTTGAATTAGTTGATGTATCATTTCCTACATTTACAACTGTACTTGTAGCTGGACTTGGAAATACACCAGAAGAAGTACCGCCTGCCGAAGTTGTGTTTAGTTTCATATAATTTGGTGGCGTATTTGTTGTATCATACAATACAAACCAATCCTCTGTAGCACTTGTTCTTTTTACTATAACCAGTTCAGGTAACGAGCTCAATCCGTGTCCAAAACTTGCGTTAGAACCTGTCCCTGTATACTTCACAATACTAAACCCTGCTGCTTGATTGGCATTGGCTATGCTCGTTATACTACCCTCTGTATTTATAGCAGCTATTCCGGCAGCTTTCCAAGCCCAAGCAACGTAGTCTATTCCATTACGATTTACGTCAAAATAAGGAAAAGATGAATTTGTCCCTGCACCTAAATGAAATCCATTAGAATTATATTGAGTAACTGCTCCTTGATAAGTAGATGTTTCTTCAGCGTAGGTTTGGTTGCCATATAGTGCATAACCACCATTGCCAAATCTAACACTGTCAAATAAAGAATGATTAGCCGAACCCTCAACAGGGTCTGCAGTTCTTGCTTTTATCCATATAAGGTCAGGTTTAAAATCTAATGAAATATCTCTATCATTTCCATCTCCTGTCCAAGTAACAACATCAAAGCTATTCGCTAGTACTGTAGCAGGCTGAGCGTCTGCTGCTATAGCTAGGTAGATGTATGAACCACCGTTTGCGTTAACGCCTGTGTCAGTCGAAACTACCTGAAAGCCATTAGATAAAAAACTAAATCCATTTCCAAGATTACCTACGGATTCTGCCGCACTATTGTTAGGCACTAATGCTAAATTAGTTGGGTTTGTAGGATTTCTTTTATTATCAAAAACAAGCCAGTTATCTCCCGAATCAACTCTCTTTACCAAAAGAAAAGCAGGCTCAAAATCTGTTACAACATTATTACCTGCTGTTCCCGTCCCTGTATAACTCCCTATTTTTTGGTATCCGTCTACGCTGTGGAAGCAATATGCGATGTAGTTGCCTGAAGAACTGTTTACATTTGTATCTGAAGAAACAGTAAATTTATCGCTTACTGGCGAAGTATTATTCCAAAAATTATAAGTTTGTGCTTGCCCAGTTGAATTTAAATATAAATAATCAGTGTTTCCTAATGGTTCTGCATATACTGTCCAGTTTTTTGATGAACCGCCTACAACATTTAAATTTTTAATAATTATTAGTTGGGATGGTAAACTTAATCCTGTTCCTATAGTAGCTCCTGCTGTACTGTTTCCTGTCCACTTCACTATACTAAACCCTGCATCCTGATTAGCCTTTACAGTACTATCTATACTGCCTTGTTCGTTTAGTGCTGATGAACCTTCTCCTGCATTGAAACACCAAGCAACCATTTCGTTATTAGCACCACTTGCGCCTCCATTAAAATATCCATCATTTCCTAAAGAAAAACCATTACTATCAAAAGATATTATTCCGTTTGAAGAAGTTAGTTCTTCAGATGATGAATTAGATTCCAAATACTTTGTATTTCCTCTAACAGAATCTGTTAAAACATGCGGATAACTTGAACTGTCCCTATTCTTTATCCAAATAAAATCAGGTTGGAATTGTAATCCTGTATATCCAATATCAGTAGGAACTCCTCCGTATGTACCACCTACATCTGAAGCGTCACCGTCTAGCTGATAAGCAGCTATACATCCTGCTCCCGCTGGAAAGTTTAAAACACCTGCTGTATCTGTAGTTTCATTATTATATAAATCATTTACATTTTGCTGTGTTAGTGCTGTGTTAAAAAATCTTACTTGGTCTATTGAGCCGTTTAAGCTATAAGTTCCAATATTGCCTTGTAATTGACCCATCGTTAAGGGTTGTGGAGAACCTGCTATTTTTATAGCAACTGCTGAACCAGATGTACTACTTGGTGTTATTGCTGTACCATTTAAATATACAGTTGTTGTTGTTCCTGTGTGAGTTACTGATAAATGATACCAAGTTCCAATAGTTACTGTATTTATAAAATTTTGTATATATGTAGAAGATGAACCATAAATAACAACGCTTAAACCACTATTTAATAGTGAAACATAGAATCTTGCATTTCCAGTACCATCATACGAGCTTATTAATATTCGGTCAGTTGAATCATTTAAATTAGTTTTAAACCAAAGTGAAAAACTTAAACTTGAAACATTTAAGGCAGTACCTAAAGATGAACTTGTAATTCCACTACTACTCCCATTAAAAGCAGCGGCCTCATTAAACTTAGCGTCTATTGTTTGAGTACTTGGTCTATTCCCATTGTAAGTGTTTACATTAAAATTTTTCGAAGGAGTGACAAATGATGCCTCATCATCTATTTGAAACCAATTGCTGCCATCGTAATATTCTACCTTGTTGTCATCGGTGTTGTATCTCCACTCTCCTGCACTAGGACTAGCAGGTCGTGATGCCGTATTACCACTAGGCAATCGCAATGATGTATTAGTTGACCCTAAGTCAAATAGTTCCGGTGTATTTATTTTTGTTATTGCCATTTATTAAATTTTATGCTATTGCTAAATATAAATAAGTATCACTGCTACTACCATTAAATTCTGAATTAGTAGTTTTTAATTGGAAACCTGTAGGAAGAAAATCTAAATTTGCATAAGCATTTGTTGATTCAATTGCTGTTTCATTTGCTTGTAATACAGAGTTTCTTGGATTACTTGTGCTTCTTAAATTGTCATACATATACCAAGACCCTGTGCCATTAATTTTTTTAATCATTAAAAATCTAGGTGAAAATCCTGTAGTAATAGTTGGGCCTGTTGTACTTCCATTACCTGTATAAGTTCCTATCTTCTGATAACCTGCAACATCGTGAAAACAATATGCTATAACATTATTAGAAGTACCATACATATCTCTATGGCATCCAAAAGTAGTATCACTCCAATTTGATAGATTCCATAAATCACTACTATGGTCTACTTTAGCTGCACTACTATTAACTAATATATAATCAGTTGTATCAAAACCATCAGCAAATACAGGCCAATCAGCAATTGTGTTTGTAACTTTTGATATAATTAATTTAACCTGTGTGTTTAAACCTGTGCCAATTGTAGCTACTCCTGAAGATGGCGATGTAAATTCCACAATACTAAATCCTGCATCTGGATTTGCACTTACCTGCGATGGTATTGTTCCAACATTATTAGTTACTGGCGAACCGCCTGCCTTCCAACACCAAGAAACATATGTTACTCCGCTTGAATTAATTCTTGAGTCACCTGAACCTATAGTAAATCCATTTGAATTAAAAGATGTTATTCTATTGCTATTTACACTTTCTTGGTCTGTAGAATCTGTAAATAATTGCCTATCAGTTCCTCTTATAACATTAGTAAGGACATTCTTGTTAACTGAATTTCTTGATTTCATCCAAACAAGGCCAGGTTCAAAATCTAGTCCAGTTACTACCTGTGAACTTCCGTTTCCATTATAAAGCAGAGGTGAGAAATTTTCTGTAGCTACCAAACCTGGTAGATTAAGAAAGTTTTTCCATTCTGTGCCATTGTAAAATTGCATCGTTGAAGCAGAACTTTCTGAAGATTGACTAGTGTCATTACGCATCATTCCCTCAGTAGCTGTTCCTGAAAACGCTCCTCCCGAAGGCATCTTTAATCCGCTCGTAGAACTTGCAGCATTTAAATCGGTTAATTCGGTTATTATTTTTGTTGTTGCCATATTATTCCCAACTTAATGTTTCTTCATTCCACATATATTCACTATCATCTATTGGATAAGATATTGGAGCTTCCCAGTCACCTAAGCCTCTATTTGCTTCTGCATTCCATGTCCAACTAGGATAAGGTGATGTTGTGTCCCAGCTTGTAGTGTCTTCGTTCCAAACATAAGGAATCCCATCGTAAGGTTTTTCTGCGGGAGGATTCCAAACTCCTGTTGTTGTATCCCATATCCAACTTGGATAAGGCTGATTATTATCAGGATTATAATATACATAGTCCACCCATTCTGTTGTATCTTCTTTCCAATAATACTGCCCTTCAGGTTTAAGTGTGGGCGGTTGCCATGTACAAGTCTCTTCATCAAGTGTCCAACTTGGATAGGGTTGCTCTGCATAAAATGCATCTCTTTCAGGGTCGTATATATATCCTACCCCTGCATAATTTTTTCTAAAAGGTGTGCCGCCTAACTTGTGCACGCCCCCTTGTGTGTTGTATGATGTTCGCTTACATCCGCCGTAGAATCCTTCCCAGTATACACTGTTGTCAAACTCCACTTGAGGCACTGCGTTCGCCTCCTCAATCTTTGCTCTAATCTGAACCTGTATAGCTTCTACTTCCGCCATCCATACCTCTTCATCTTGAGTATAGTCAATATCTTTCTTGCTCTCTTCAAGAGCCTGTATTTCTTCTTGTATTGCTGAGGAGTCTCCAGGCTTCATTACTATCTCATCACTTCCTGTATATACAGCCGTTACTCTACATAGAGCATTTGATATGGTAGTCTCTAAAGCTTGCTTTTCAGCAACCAAGTCTTCAGTGCCCTCTTCTTCGAGAGCGTTCATCTGTTCTAAAAGCTCTTGAGCTTCATCAGCCAAAGCATCTTTCTCTGCTTGTATCGCTGAATTTAATGTATCCACATCTTCTTGGGCTGGAGAATTATCTATATCAGAATATAAAGCATTTAATTCTGCCTGCAAAGTCTCTAAAGTATCACTGGTGTTTTTAGAGTAGTACATATTCTTTAAAGCAACATAGCCATCACTAGCTCTATTATCATTTTCAATAACATCTTTTTCATTAAGAGCCTCTCTAAGTCTAGCTCTTTCAGCTACTGTAAACTCCTGATTTGATATTTTTGCGTAATATGCCATATTAACTAAATGATATTGTTCCTGTTCCAGCCGTAAACACAGATATTTTACTGGACCCTTCTGTAAATGGGGAACCGCTTGCTTCTGTAATTCCAGCGCCTACTGTTATTGCATACTCACTCGGATATCGTAATATTACCACACCAGAGCCTCCTGAACCACTTGGATAACTTGTATGAGCAGCACCACCGCCACCTCCAGTATTAGGATCCCCAGAAGTCGCAGTACCACCACCGCCAGTACCATTACCTCCTCCACCAATTCCACCAGCCAATCCATTACTGTTACCAGAACCACCGCCACCTCCAGCATAGTAAACATCTCCTCCAGAAACTTCACCTACAGATGCTGTAGCGGCATTAGTAGAACTTAAAATATTTACAGCTAAACCAGCTCCGCCAGCAGCTCCAGTTGTAGCGTTACCATTTCCTCCAACAGCGTTTGCACCTCCTCCACCACCTCCAGGTCCAGATCCACCAGCGTAACCTTGAGTGACTGGTGATGTTACTGCGGCACCACCAGTTGAACCTTGACTACCACCACCAGATCCACCATCATCTCCAGCAGGTGTTTGATAATAACCACCACCTCCACCACCAGTAGCAGCAATAGTAGAAAATACAGAGTTACTACCTATTAATCCGTGATTATATCCAGTGATTCCAGACGCTCCAGAGCCTATTGTGACAGTGTAATTTGTAGCTGTAGAAAGAGATAGAGATGCCTCTGTGTGACCATTCAAAGAGGAAGTATTGCTGTAGGATGTTCTTAACCCTCCAGCACCACCGCCCCCAGCATTAGGCGCCCCTCCAGATCCTCCGCCAGCAATTACTAAATAGTCGACTGGAATTGGTATGCTTGATTCCTTTAGATTTCTCCAAGCAGTACCATTATAAACTTCAACTCTATTGGTTTCGGTATTCTCACGCAAATCTCCTGCAGTTGGAGAACCAGGTTGTTCGGCTGTGTTGCCTTTGGCCCAGGTAAGCCCTCCAGCGTTACCACTCATGTCAATTACATCTGTAGTTACTTTGGTTGTTGCCATTGAGCTTTATTATTATGTTGTTGTTATAATCTCTATTGAAGCTCCATTAGGAACATTAGTGTCAAATGTTATATTAGAACCTGAAACAGTGTAAGATGATTTTAATTGATATACACCTGAAATATACGCCATCGTATAATTTTCATCTGTTGGTGTAGCTCCCAAAGGATATGTTGCAGTTGAACCATTTCCTGTTGCCGCTGGAGAAGTAGTCATTGTAACTCCAGCTGCACTAGCAAAGGTTACATTGTTTCCTCCTGACTGGGTAATTGTCATTCCTGTTCCCGCAGTTAATTGAACAGTAGTGTCTGACCCCGCAGCTGCATCTAAGTTTAAATCTACATTGCTTCCATCGGTTGTAGCTCCTAAAGTATAAGTATCTCCACTAGCAGTAGAGGCTATAGTAAATCCATTACCCGCCCCATCATCTGTTAAGGTTATATCATTACCAGCTGTAAATGTAATTACATCTGTGCTTGAATCTGAGCCTGTGAGGGTTAAGGTTTCATTTGAGCCCGCTTGAGCTGTAGCTACCGTATAGGTTGTGTTAGACCCAACTAATCCTACTGGAATTTGAATGTTGTCTGTAGACTTATAACCAACTAAGTAATCTATTTCTGTTACTGAAGATGCTACGTTAAATTGTGAAAACTTTACTGCCATTTTATTCTGTTATTAAATCTTCTAATGTTGTTTCGCTAACCATCTGAATGTTAAGCTCTGTTAAAATCTCTTGACTGCCTATTGGTGGTGCTTGAGAATTTACTCCTATTATAGCATTTCCTATCCATATTGCTAACATAATCCAATGCCAATTATTATTACCACAATGCTAAAATATTCGTTGCGCTCGTTCCTGTAGCAAAAACTTTTACCACTTGAACTGGCAAAAATGTTCCTGTATTAATCCCTACAAAAGTGACCTCATCACCTCCAACGGTTTCAACTTTTAAATTTCCTGCGCCGCCAATATAAAGAACGCAGCCATTATTTACGCCACCAGACACATCAGCTATTCTTGCTGTGTCACTTGGTGTAACTGCTGCGGCTCTTCCTGCTTGTAACTTTTGATATGCCATCTTTAATCTTTATATGGTATTAATCTATTTAAAGAATCACGGCGACCATCGCATCCGCAATCAGTGTTTGTTGCCTTAGCAACTGTATCTACCACACGCTTTATGCCCGTAGCTTTTGTGAATTTATGTATTGTATCCCCGAGACCTCTTGATTTCATTTTTTACAAGTACATAATTTATTATCACATCCTTTTGTTTTGAATGAAATAAATAACAAAGCTTTATTCCAGTAACACTTACACTTATTCCAAAAAGCGCTAATCCAATTAGCGGCCTTTACAAGCCATGCTGCTAATTTTCTCATGTTATTTTAAGTGGTTATGCGTTTTGTAATGTAAATTATCACTTCTATACTCCATCCCTTTGTCTGCTCCGTATGCGTGACCATACATTTTTTTTGACATGGCCTTGCTTTCGTCTCTTCTATCTTTCATAGACTGAGATTTTTTGCCGTTACGAGCGCCTAAAGATTCGTCTAGTCTTGAATTGTAACCTTGCTTTTTCATCCTCTAAATTTTATTCTACAAATATACTAATATTTTCCTTGCCTACTTTTTGGCGAACTCTTGGTAGAACCGCCTGCTCCTGCCCATAATTTTTTACAAGCCCAGTAGCGTGCAGACATTTTTGATTTTGCTGAACTACACTTGTGTCTAGCTCTAAAAGATTTACGAGCAGCAGAAGAATAGTTGTGACCATAGCCTTTTGCTCCAAAGTGAATAAGCTTCTCCTTGCCACCTTCGCAAGCCTTAACCATTTTCTTTTTACCAGCTCTGTCTGATGCAACCACTCGGTTACATTTCATTTTACTCTTGTCTGCCATTAGGTTGATTTTGCTTGTATTACTATCCAGTTTGAACCATCAGACCAAACAGCAATTCCATTATATACTTTATTAATTCTGTAAAAAGCCGCACCATCGATTGTTTCTGTTCCTGGAGCGTATACGTCAACTTTATCCTGAGCTGTTACCGTTCCGTCATTAACTATTCTTAAAAAACGATAAGGTATCTCTGCTGCTGAAGGTAAAGTTAATGCGTGAGTTCCTGAACCACCTGACCATGTTAAATCAACTATATTCTTATCTGTTGTTATAGTGGAAGCTCCGCCCGGAGTTACTGTCATAAACTCAGGCTCTAAAGTAGCCGTTGTTCCTGTATATGTATAAGAAGCTATGTCGTCTATAGTATAAGCCTCTCTTAATGTGTCTATAAGAGCAGACCCCTTATCTACTGTATCTACACTAGGGGCTACTCCGTGAAATTTTGTTCCTGCTGGTATTGTGCTCATGCGTTTCTAACTGTATTAGTATTACTTACAAATTGTTTTTTACCTCCAGAAGCTTTTTTCTTTCTAGCTGTAGCAGCAAGCGCACGCTTGCTTAGTCTTTTTGCTTTAGCTAAAGGAAGGCATCGGTCTGGATTTTTTTTGTTCTTGCTAGTACCACAAGCTCCTTTAATCTTTCCATCGGTTCCTATACGAACCCATTTCTGCTCACGCCATTTTTTTAGCTCACCCATTATTTTTTGCTTCTTAAAGCTTTAAAGTCAGCAGCCTCTATCTTATTAGGATTGCCTGATTGTTTTGCAATATATTTTTGCTTCTGTGTTAGCTTGTCTATAGACTTGTTTGAAAAGCCTATACCATTATAATCCATTTTATTTTTTGCCATAATTAGGGTCTTTACAATATTTACTTGCCGCCATGTTAGCATAAGCTGACGGATACTTATCAAAGGTACGCTTTGCCCAGGCTATTCCTGCTGGACATATCTTGTTACCTTTCTTCTTGGTTCTTCCTTTAGTAGCCACTTTCAGTCATTTTTTTATTAGGGTTGTTTTTAATTGAACCCTTCATTGTTTTTGCAAATTCTGTGGCTTGTGCTTTTCCGACTGCATTATATGGAAAAGATTTTGTTTTCATCTTCCCGCTATCCATGCATTTGTATTTTACTGTAGGCATAATTAAGCTGTTGTTTTAGGTTTCTTTTTTTTTATCTCCGTCTAAATCTATTTCCATACTATTAATATCCTAATCTTTTGAGTGCCTTTTTAGCATTAAAATTTGATAAATCTAATTTTCCAAATTTTTTTTCAATTTTTTTAGCATCTTGAGCCCACTCTGGATGTTTTCTACCCGCATGTACCTGAAGGCTATCACTTGTGCTAGGCTTTTTAGGAGAATTAGATTTTAATATCTCTTTAATACCATATTTGGTTTTTGGAGTTGTATCTTTTGATATCTCTTTAAATAAAGGAGATTTTTTTATTTTATCTATAGATGCGTTTCGCATCGGTATAGAATCGTATATTTTTTTAGGGTTTGGCATAATTAAGCTGTTGTTTTAGGTTTCTTTGTTTTAAATCCAGTTCCCATAGGGCCTTCAAAACTATTCTCTCTTTTCTTTCCTGGTTTGTTTTTAGCATCCATGTTCTTCAGAAACTTCTCTACTGTGGTGTTTCTAAAAAGAAATGTACTAGGGTCTATATTTTTTTTTGCCATTTTATTTTCTTTTAGCAGGTTTATTATTTCCTTTTTTTTGCGCTCTAGTACAGTGACTATACTTGCCTCTTCTATTAAGCGACTTTCCCATTTTTATCCTTTAATTCAAAATACACTCCTGCAATAGAAAGTTTATCTACTATCTCTTTTTGCATTTCAATTAACATACCCTCAAGCTCGTCTTTTTGTTGGATGAGCTGAGTAACTTGACCTTCAAGTTTTTCGTTTGCGCTTTTAAGCTCCTGAACTTCGTTAGGGTTACGGCCAATGATAGTAAATAAAATTACTGATAATGAACCTGATATAACCCCTACGATACTAACAAATAAATCTTTGTTATCAGATGGTATTTGGTTGTAAGATAAAAATAATAACAATCCGACTACAACTAAAAAAATTCCAGCTGCTCCTGCGTAATGTCTTATTTCTTTTTGGGTATTTTTCTCCATAGCTATTTTATAAATATCTTTGTACAAATTTACTAAATTAAATTCAATGCAATCTGATTACCTAAAATACTGGAGAGTAGTTCGATACTTCATAAAAGCTAAGTACGGACTAAATGCTCAAGAGCTAGATATGCTTCTTTTTTTAAGGTCGGAGCAATATTTCGACAAAGGAAGATTCCAAGACTTTAACAATCTGCTTGGATGGAATAAAAATAGATTTGAAAAGTTAAGACAAGAAGGTTGGATAGAAGTTTTCCGTAAAGGACACAGAGGAAGAAAAGCTGTATACTGTCTGTCTTACAAAACTAAACGAGTAATAAAATCTATATATGATAAGCTAGAGGGTAAAGAGATACCTACATCTCAAACATCAAACCCTATGTTTGCTAAAAATGTATCATACTCCGACAAAGTGTATCGCAACATGATAATAGAAATGAACGAGTTTATAAAACAACAACGACATCGTTCTGAGAAATAATCGTGTAAGGTTCGTTATTGATGAGCATAGTATATCCAGCTCTCTTATCATAATATATTTCATCCCCTTCTGATATCACAGTAACATCTGTACCTGGTTTTACTACTTTTCCTTTTTTGTATCTTAGCTGGTTAGCATCTTCTGAAGATAGCAACAAGCCTGAAGAAGTTTTAATCTCTTCCTCAATGGTTTTAATTACAATGTTTATTCCTATTGGTTTCATCTGTTCTTAAATATTTCGTACCACCACTTAATAATAATATACTTGAAAAGCTCCCAGCAAACTATTCCGATTATTATATCTGTCCAAGTCATGATTCATAACTCCGTGCCATAGTAACTATAGCGTTAGTAGATAAAATAGTAATAGCAACCGATACTGCATTTTGAAGTGCGCTCTTGGTTACTTTCATAGGGTCTATAATTCCCATCTTGTACATATCGCCATAGACTCCATTTTTTACATCATAGCCTCTGTTGGGAAGATGGCTTTCTTCTTTAGTCATATCATATATATCATCTAAATATAATCCTGCGTTCAGAAGTATTTGAGAGATTGGCGCGCGAAGCGCGTCTCGCAAAATTTGGAAAGCAATTTTTTTTGATTCAGAATATTCAGAGTTTACGGATTTCTCATGATAGTAAAAGTAAAAATCATATAGCGCTAGTCCTCCACCGGGGAGTATGCCTTCTAATAATGCCGAGCGCACCGCACAGACAGCGTCATCAACTCTGTCATAAAGTTCTTTCTGCTCTAGGTCGGTGTTACCGCCAACATATATAACACCTATCCCGCCTGTAAGCGATGCAATTCTCGACAATATAAAATCCTTATCTGCTTTCTTGTTGGCAAGGTCGTGAGCCTCCCATAATTGTTTAACCCGCTCTTCGACTTTATCCTCTGTCTCTTTATTATCTTTTATAACTATAGTAGAATCTTTGCCTACAATAACCTTAGCTGCATGGCCTAGGTCTTTAAACTCCACGATGCTTAAATCGTCTCCTGTCTTTTCTGAAAAATAAGTAGCACCAACTGTCAGGGCTATGTCCTGCATAAGTTCGTGTTGTTTGTAACCAAAGGAGGGTGGAGTGATGTTACAAATTTTCAAGTTGTTCTTCATCACATTCGCCGCAAGGGTGTTTATGACGTTGGTAGAACAAGGCGCTACTATTAATATTTTTTTTCCTTCTTGGATAATTGGCTTGAGTACGTTCTCTATCGTGAGCAGGTTTGTTATCTCCGCATCCGATACAAGGATGTGCACATCCTCTAGCACACACTCATCCTTCTTCTGATTATTGACAAACAAGTTCGAACTATACCCTCTGTCTATCTTGAGTCCATCGGTGGTCTCACTATAAGTCTCTGAGGTCTGAGACCGCTCCACTGTCACAATCCCATTCTCTCCAACCTTGTTATAAGTGTCGGCAATAATTTTACCAATAGTGGAATCGTTGTTGGCGGATATAGTCGCGACATCTTTTAAAAGACTTTTAGTTACCCTTCTGCTGTTCTTTTTTAAATTCTTTATCAGCTCTTTCGTCTCAGATAAAAGCTCACGCAATATTTCAGTCTTATTATCCTCTTCTTTTATCAGCTCCATACCCGAGCGTACTAATGCCTCTGTTAGCACTATCGCCGTAGTAGTACCATCACCCGCAAGGGTCGCCGTTCGGTCTGCCGCTTCACGCATCATCCGTACCGCTAAATTTTCTACTGGCTCTATTAGTGCAATAGACTTGGCTACTGTTACACCATCCTTAGTCACAGTTATCCCATGAGTATGTTCTGGTGATTCTATAATAACAGTATTACCCATTGGTCCGAGTGTACTCTTTACAGCATTAGACATCTTGGTTATACCACTAATAAGTTTTGATTGGCCCTCCTGGGCAAAGTGTAGCTCCTTTGGTGTGTATCCTCCCTGTTCCATGATTAAATTTAATTTACACCAAAGCTATAACATTTTATTTAAATGACAGTTTTAAAAATAAATTTTTAATGTGTCGAAAAAAATTTCCCTATATATATATATATATAATTACTATTATTATTATTATTATTATTATTATAATATAAAGATAAAATCGACATAATCGACATGGCCCTGATAATCAGTAAACTAACTGTCGTAAAATCGACACACTATCGACACTAACACTATAAAAACGACACATATAGTATAATTATGGTCTGTTGGGTTGAAGTTTAATGTACTTCCTGAAGTACCAGAAATAGAAAAGGTAGCCGAAGCTACCTTAACATTGACCAACATAAAACTAAATATCTAGAGAAGTCCTCTAAATGTTTTCATAGATTCCGCTCTTTCGATTCCATCTGCAATTGATTTAATCTTGCGGTCCTCTTTAATAATTCTTTTCATATTAGCAGCCTGTTGGATACCAGTCATACCTAC